CTACCTATGGTTAAGGCGAAGCTACCTATGGTTAAGGCGAAGCTACCTATGGTTAAGGCGAAGCTACCTATGGTTAAGGCGAAGCTACCTATGGTTAAGGCGAAGCTACCTATGGTTAAGGCAAAGACTTATGATGTTAAGGGTAAGACTAGGTTTGTGGGTGTTAAAAAAGGTGCGCAAGTAAGAAAGTCTAAAACATCTGTTAAAAAACGCATTCCGTCCAAAACAAAATCAACGCGTAGTTCAAAATCTAAACCTATACCTAGGGTTAAGAGAGTACCCCCTTCAAATCCGTGCAAAAATATCTTTGATACTATTGCAGAAAAGGTGAATAATGCCACGCGTCATGTGGTTGACAAAACTGTTAACAAAGGACGTGACTGGTTAAAGAGGAATATTGGTGGAACTGCAGATGAGTGTGGAAAAAGAACGAATAAACCAAAAAATTTAAGAAGATCTAAAAGTAAACCTAGTACAAAGTCAAAGTTTAAGCCCACGACTGTTAAAGGAACACCAAAATCTAATCCTAAATCTAGTTCAACAAACGACGATGCTACTAATTCGCCAACTAGTGATGATAATACCAAGACAAATGACGATTCTACTTCAAAACCAAGATTAAGACCTAAAGCTAGACCTCCAGTTGCAACTACAGATGATTCTTTGCCTAAAAGAAAACCTGCATCCGTTAAACATGCGCCTTCTAGGGTTAAACGCGTACCAGTTACAAAAACAGACGATAATTTATTATCTACAATGGCACCTACACCAAAACCAAGACCTATAAAAAAGCGAGTTAGAGCAATCGCTCCTGTTGCAGACGACATTATAACCACTATCGTGCCTACTAGTAGACCTGTTAAAACAAAGGCGCCAATAATTATAACAGATGATTCAATACTAACTGCGAGTCCATCTACAAAACAAAAATTGAAACAATCCAAACGTACAACTCGTACTAGCAGGCCAACTGTTGCAAACTTTCAATCTAGAATGCCTACATCTATTAAAACTAGAATTCCAACATCTGTTAATACTAAAATGCCGACCAGATTTCCCACAATGTTGCCCACACGAGTGCCCACGAGAAGTCCCACAAGGTCACCAACGCCCATGCCAACTACAATACCATCACAAATACCATCGGTTAACCCCACTACAGTTGCTGGGCCGCCAACAATGATTCCCATAAGTGGCGGTGGTATTAGCTGGGCTATATTTTCAACTGCACCAGTGTCTCAAACTAGCTTTGTTCCAACACGTGTTCCTACTATATCAATGTTTAGTATTATTTCAATAAGTCCTTCTATAAGACCAACAATTGCTACATCTGCAAGTTTGCCAAGTTCTATAATAGGTGAACCATCTTTAAGACCAACAATTTTGGTAACCTCTATTAACCCAAGCTTTAGACCTAGTCCTACACCTACTATTATGCCAATTACTGCGACAAGTTTTGCGCCAAGCGTTGCACCTAGTACAAGTCCTACTATACAAACCACCGCCAATTCATTATCTAGTAGTGGACAAACATCAACAACAACTAGTTCAACCCAAACATATGCAATCGTTTCTGTCTTTGTTGGCCTTATTATATTTGCGGCATTAGGATTCTGTGCATTCCAACTATTCAAAAAGAGAAAATCTCCTTTTCAAAAATGGGTGGATGTTTATGATCTAAATACTCTAGGTGCTGCTGGATCTAAACCAAATTCAAATCAAAATGACGAGATCTATCACTTTTACAGAAAGGATCCATCCTCTCCACAAAATTCGCGCGTCTCCATTAATCGTAATAATTCATTTTCTATACCGCCAAATATGCGTGAATCTTCGCCAGCGTTTGTTCCATACGTGCCAAAGAAAGAATCCAGAAGATATTCCCACCAAACAATGGTTCAAATTAATAATCGTCTATAACATTTTGATTTTTCTTTTGATATTTATACGTGTATAAAATGCGCGCATAAATATACACCGTTGAACTTTTACACTTTTTTCATTTAAAACGCACATTTTATATATAAACCATACCAAACACATATTCATGTTTATTAGGACAACTTGTTCCAAATAATTTATCTAACCAATATTCGCCGAAATTATATTTTGGATATTTATGATGTAGTATATGATGATTGCCAATAAGCCATATAAATCGCGTGTCATGTCTTAACATTCCTCTTATATTTATTATTAATAACGAATACAAAAATAAGTAAAAATTAAATTTTATAAAAAATAATGGAAATAAAACACCCATTCCTTGAAATGGTCCCTCCACAAAATGTCCAACATAAGTGTCTTTGAAATTAATAATAGTATAATCAGTGCTATGGTGTTGTTTATGAATTATTCCATAAATTTTTTTATTGTGTAAAATGATATGGGATAAATAAAACCAAACATCATAAGAAAGTATAAAAACAAATATATAAATCATTTAATATTAAATATAAATAATATTTAAATTATTTTATATTACCAATTTGGGTGTTTTAAATGAGAAAAGGTGTAAAATGGGACAAACCGCCAAAGGCGGTTTGCCTTTTAATTGATTTATCGGTAACGTTGCCCTTGAATATCTAGCAGGACGCCCTTTGGGCGTCCCGTTTTAAATCTTCAAGGGTGTAAATGTTTTAATTCAGTCTTTTCATAGAACTCCAGAATTGATCTTCTTTCTTCTTGCTTTGCTCAACTTGTTTTGCAAAATAATACGCTCTTTTCGTAGCCTCTTCATTCGTCTTTTTTTCTCTATTTGCCAATAATTCCATCGCCTGTCTATCTGATAGAGGCGCGGTATCTTGAGTTCCACGAAAACTAATAATCTCATTCACATTCCTGAATTTTTTCACATTTTTGTAGTCTTCTTCCGTCACAGGAATAATGGATTCACGATGCGCTTGTCGCAAATCCTGGTATTGCAGATTGCTGAATACATCAGAGGAAAAACACTGTGGGGCTTCTCCTGTCAAACTAGACGCGGATATATTATTGCTATAAAAATCATTAATATCTTCGTGGCGAATCAATGTGCGTATTTGGGTTTTTTTACGTTCAAACTCGCCTTTCATATCCGCTAATGAGATGTTTGTTTGATCACTTATATCTTCATTAGAACTGAGCCAATCTCCGTATCCAGTCTCTTCCGCTTCACTTTTCAACCTATTCTTTTCAAATTGATCGTTGAACCAGGCGTTAAATTGTTTGGCGTCTTTCATCTTCTTGTTCTTTTTGAAAAAGTTGCTCAGGATCTTCTCCTTATCTTCCTCCTTTAAGCTTTCACTATTATACTCGGTATTTTCATTTTCTATAACGCGAGATGTTTTGTTTTTAAATTCATATATAGAATATAGCATCTTATAAGCTTTTGAATAAAATAGAAAATATTTTGGCGGAAGTTGAGATTTATCTGGATGTGTTTTTAATACTAATTTCTTTGCGTTTTTTAGATCATTTTCATCAAAATCTTGTGGAACATGCAACAAGTTCAATATATCATCCAATGAATAATTATCAATATCTAGATCTAGATCTACTTCTTCTTGTTTGTTCATGTGTTGCTTTATTATATTGGTTGTATTTATATTTTTATTGTTTTATTGTTTATTATTTATCTAAGAATTTACAAATCTACAAAGTTTGTCATTTGTAACATGCGCTGAACAATGGCATCCATCATCAAAATAAATGGTATAGACAACTGCTGTAGGCAGTGGATAAATAGCCTGAAAATACTGCGGATTTCCCAAAATAAATTGTCTCAGTTCAACATCTGGATCATTGGGTAACTGCAATCTGGCATTTGATTTTGGGTTTATCGCAAATAGTTTTATATCTCCATCATGTTCAAATTGAATCTTAACAGAATTATAGAGTGATGCTATCATTGATTTCTTGTACTCTACAATAAATTCACTATAACCGCAACACTTTTTAATATTAAAAATATAACGATCATTAATACATCTGTTAACATGATCTTTCATCTTACTGTTAAACTCTTCGTTGGACATTTTTTAAAGATAATAAGTATTGTTGTATTATCTTTAATTCTTAGTTGATTATTGTATTGTATTTTTTATCTATCGTTTACTATCTATCGTTTTACTGTTGCTAGATGCAATGCACATCGCTTAAAAAATTTATCAAGCTCGCCAGGATCGGCACCAGTTACAGAGTCATCTGGAGCAAAAGTTGCATTACCCTTTTTATAGCAGAAAATAACGGGGATACCATTTACCATTTTCTTGGACTTGAAATAGGCATAAAGATCAAAGCTCTCATCTACGTCAATATCAGCGCACACTACTTCAGGAGGAGATGTTGCAAAAAATGCGTCTAAAACAGGACGGATCTTCTTACATGGTCCACACCATTCTGCGCCCATCTTAAGAATAATAAGGCCCGGATTTACTTGAAGCAAACTCATAAATTCTTGGCGATTAGCAAAACTGGCAATGATTTGTTTAGGCGGGATGGACATTGTATACTATAGTTTGTCACTTATTTTCTAAATATTTTCGTTATAGATTTTAGTTTTTTATTGCATTTCTTTAGAATAATCAAAATATTTTTAATAGAATAATATATATGAGACACGGTGTTTTAAAAAGACGTTCAAAAAGAAGACCAGTTAAAAAAGTGCGATTTGGAAAGCGTACCATGAAATGGGGTGGGGCTGGCGGCCAAGATGCAGCAGCAGCTGGAGGTGGAGGTACTGTTGTAGTAGCAGATGCAGAAGAACAACGCGCAACAATTACAGGTTACTTTGAAACTCTTAGAAGAGAGGCTGGAGAATTATCAGCATCTCAAGTAATTGCACGAGTCTGCATGTTTGCATTAGTAGTAGGTATCCCACCTTCAATAGTTAGTGAAATTTTAACTAAATTAACTTGGAATTCAGTGCCTTTTAGTTCAATCATAAGCGAGAGAAGTGTACAAGTTGCAATGTTATTTTTACATGGAGCGACAGGTTTAACTGAAGTAGTATCAGGTGCATTATCATCATTTTCCGGTCTTGCTACACCATATATTGCAGGTATTGCATTAAGAGCAGCAACTGTAGCAAGGTCATTTTGTCCTTTTTCTAGTAGAAATTTAATAGGTGGTTTGTTGTTAACATATCTTGCTACATCAAATGTTGAGCAAGACATTGCAACTTTACAAGCAGGAACAACGGCTTTAATCCAAACTACTATTGCTGGTGGAAGATCTGTTGCTGAGGGAACTATTGCTAGAGCAGCAGCTCTTGGACGTGCAGTAAATAATTCTCCAGGCTACGCGTGGTCAACTCTTACTCCCAGAATGCAAGCGATTGCATTAAGAGCTTCACCAATATTATCTAATGCAACCGCGCTTGGAGATCGTGCTGCTCCCATATTTGGTTTATTCGGCACGGGAGCCGCATTAGCTGCTGACAACTTATCTGGTGGTGTAGTTGCATTAATGCGCGTTACACAATCGGCCGGAAACCTTGCGCAGGCAGCCATTGCTCGCTTACCATCTTTAATGGACTTTTTGCCAGAAATTCCACTTGGATTACCCACACTTGATGGGTTTGATAGCGATGACGAAAGTAGTCTTGCAACTGCTGCAACTGCTGCAAGTGTACAGTCTATTCAACAACTTTCTCAGTGCATTCCTCTTCGTGGAGACCCCGTAATAGAGGGCGGCGAAAATAAAGTATTAAAACAAAACCTTCAAGCTTCTAGCCAGGTGTTAGAAGCAGCAGCGGAAGCGGGAGGAGCAGCAGCTGCGGGAGGAGGAGGAGGAGAAGTAATAAGTCCAGAAGCAGAAGAAGCAATTTTAACTGCCACTTTTGTAACTACCGCGAGCGCATCTCAGCCTATTGTTGAACAAATTCAACAAAGTGGAAGCTGTGCAGCAGGAGGAGAAGGATCTAGTGATAAACGTAAAAGAGAAGAGAATTCTCAAGTTTCCGCATTATCAGATAGCGGCGATGAAAGGGATACCAATAGACAACGCACTGGATCATATGCTACTCAAAGTCTTGGAACTGATACAGAGGATGAAAATGCAGATGAGGCGGCAGTTATGGAAGATGAAGACGATGATGAAGAAGGCGCCATGCTTCGTGGAATGTTTGGCCACAAGGGAGGTCGCAGAACCAGACGTAAAAGAAGAAATGTGACAAAGGCGAAACATGGAAAGAAGAAAACAATTAAGAAGCACAAGGTAAAACATCCTATAAAAAGACATTAAACAAGGTTAACACATAATAACAATAATATTTTTATTGATATTATGAAAAATAAATAATGTTTTTTTTGTAAAATATATTTTATTTCTATAAGATATAAATGCAAACTGTTCCAGCTGAGCAACAAGACGTCAACTTTGAAGTGGGTGATTTTAAATACATTTATAAAGTTAAGAATAATTATGCAAAAGTTCTAGGACCATCTACTAATGCGTCTAAAAAAATAAACTGGGAGGCGGAAATACCAAAGAGTGTTCCTAATCCAATTGATAAAAAAAAGGTAGATGTCACATGCATTGTGAATAAGGCATTTAAAGACTGCGTCGAGATACGTTCTGTTACTATTCCCGAATCTGTAAGAAGCATCGGTTTAGAAGCATTTAATGGATGCATTAATTTAGTCAAGATTGTTATCCCTTCTTCTATAATGAAACTTGATTTGAGTGCCTTCTCGGGAGCAAAGCCAGTTTCGCTGACAACTCCCTCTGCATTTGCGTCAAGAAAATTTTTTGACTTAACTGAAACTAGAGATGTAGTAATTGTTTCAGGGAAGGGTATTAGAAGATCTGCATTTGACTCTTGTAAATCTCTTGAAACAATTGAGTTGCCTTCTTCCCTTGTAAGTATTGAAGAAGGCGCATTCGCATTTTGCACATCTTTAACTTCTATCATCATACCAAAGTCTGTCACGATTATTAAAAATACTGTATTTGTTGGATGCAGTTCATTAAAATATATACGTGTTGAAAAAGACAATACAAATTATTGCGATTACTTTGGCATTCTGTATAATGAACGCAGGACAGAATTAATGTGTTTCCCACTCGGCACAATTATAACGACTTTTTCTTTTCCACAGCAAGTGACGACTATTGCTGAAGGTGCATTTTATGAATACTCACTGAAAAAAATAAATATTCCCAATACTATTACAACTATTGGAACGGGTGCTTTCTATGGATCCACCAAGTTGGAATCAATATCAATCCCACCTTCTATTAAAGTTATTCATCCATATACCTTTGCAAATTGTCTTAAATTAACAAGAGTTACATTTGAAAATAAAGATGTATTTCCTGATATTGAGAAAGATGCTTTTAAAGCTATTAATTCAAATTGCATTGCCACTTATTACAAAAATGCAAAATCTACAGTTAAAGGTAAAAGCGTTGAAGAGATTTTAAAGGATGCGGGGTTTTCTAAATTGGCGGCAATAGATAATCCCCCAACGCCAGCTGTAAAATTTCCGGAATCTTCTAACACGCTATCGTCAAATTACGATCAAAATGAAGAACAAACTATAGAAAATATTATATATGAATTAAAATATGATGATGAAAAAACTCCATACGCATGTGTTACGGGCAATACTACTAATACAGACAATATTTGGAACGCAAATATATATAAACAAGTTGACTTTAACAGTTTAAAAGGGGTTCAAGTTACAGTTATTGGAGCTTATGCCTTTGCGAATTCTGCCTTGGAATCAATTGTTATCCCAGATTCTATTATAACTATTGAACACGCTGCGTTCAATGGCTGCAGCAAGCTGGCCTCTGTCACAATCCCTAGTTCCGTGACATCGATTGGTAGCAATGCTTTCGGTGGCTGCAGCTCCTTGGTCTCTGTTGCAATCCCTAGTTCCGTGACATGGATTGGTCTAGGTGCTTTCGAAGTCTGCAGCTCATTGGCCTCTGTTACAATCCCTAGTTCCGTGACATCGATTAATGACGGAACTTTCCTAAGCTGCAGCTCCTTGGCCTCTGTTAGCATCCCTAGTTCCGTGACATCGATTGGTAGCTCTGCTTTCCAGAGCTGCAGCTCCTTGGCCTCTGTTGCAATCCCTAGTTCCGTGACATACATTGGTAGCGAAGCTTTCTCTGGCTGCAGCTTGTTGGCCTCTGTTACAATCCCTAGTTCCGTGACATCGATTGGTTTCAGTGCTTTCTCTGGCTGCAGCTCCTTGGCTTCTGTGACAATCCCTAGTTCCGTGACATCGATTGGTGAATCTGCTTTCCAAGACTGCTCTAAGCTGGCCACAGTGACAATCCCTAGTTCCGTGACATCAGTTGGTTATTTTGCTTTCCAAGGCTGCAGCTCCTTGGTCTCGGTAACATTTGAAAGTGTGGATTCTATTCCTACTCTTGGAGAAAACTCTTTTGCAGACAATTCAAATAATTGCACGGCAATTTATTATACTAGTGATGGAAATGCAAATTTAACTATTGAAAATTCCTTGAAGGGGGTTGGTTTTGATAAAGTAGAAGTAAACAAAAAATAATCGCTCAAAAGAATTTAATTTAATTTTTTAAAATTATATTTTATTTATATAAAATATAATGCGCGCTATTAAAGATAATGTTCCTATTGTTATAGGCAATTTTATATATATACTGAATGGAAACTCTCTAACTGTCATTAGATACACGGGAAATGATGATATAAAGAAAGTAGAAATACCTGAAAGGGTTTATTTACCAGATAATAAAAATGTTCCGGTAACAGGTATTGGGGAGCATGCATTGGAAGATTTAAGTAATTTAGTGACAGATGTTATTATTCCAGCCTCTGTCAAAAACATTCACCCTCTTGCCTTTGCAAATTTAATAAACTTAAAAAATATATCTGTTGCTAAGAAAAATCCTTATTTTTCTTCTTTAAAAGGAGTTCTATATAATAAAAATAAGAGAACGTTGGTGCGTTATCCAGAAGGATTAACTAGTAAAAAGTTTACTTTGATTGATAGTGTCAAGCAAATTGGTGAAGGAGCATTCTATCGATGCCAGCTCTCATCATTAACCATTCCATCTACAGTGACAAACATTGGAATAGCTGCTTTCTTGAGATCCACCAAGTTGGAATCAATATCAATCCCACCTTCTATTAAAGTTATTCATCCACTTACCTTTGCAACTTGTCTTAAATTAACAAGAGTTAGATTTGAAAATAAAGATGTATTTCCTGATATTGAGGAAAATTCTTTTAATGTTAATCAATATTGCATTGCCACTTATTACAAAAATGCAAAATCTACAGTTAAAGGTAAAAGCGTTGAAGAGATTTTAAAGGATGCGGGGTTTTCTAAATTGGAGGCAATAGATAAAAAACAATCCCAAGAAAAATTTGTTGCAACCTTTGATCCAACAGGTTATACCATTGACATACATGGAAACCTTATTTTTCCTCCTGGAACAACAAGCATTGATATTAAGTTAGATGATAGAGAACGTATTAATATTACAAATGTAGTCATCAATAATTCCATAATATCCATTTGTGATGAGGCTTTCATGCGATGCGAGTATTTAAAAACAGTAAGCATGGGTAAACGCCCATCATTAAAAACTATTGGCGCGCGTGCATTTTCAGGTTGTAAGTGGCTTAATTCATTTAAAATTCCTTCATCAGTAACTGTAATTGGATCGGGTTCTTTTGATGGTTGCGCTTCACTGAAAAATATAAACATCCCAGATAAATTGACCATCATTAATAATGGTACTTTTTTCAATTGTCCCAATATTTCTACAATTACCATTCCAGAAAATGTGAAAACGATTGGTATACGGGCTTTCTACCACTGCTATAATTTAAGCAGTGTCACATTTAATCAACCAACTAATCTTCCTGAAATTCAAGAAGAAGCTTTTTTGGGTATTGCTACAAATAGTACTGCATATTATAAGAATACTATACAAGATATTTATTTTTTAAAGTTTGCCAGATTTAAAAATTTACAAGTAATAAATTTACCAAAAAACTTTGTTGTAAATAATCAAGTATCCACGGTAACAACTATTAACAATATTGTATATAGATTGAATGAGGATAAATTATCTGCATATGTTTCATCTTATATAAAAAAAAATTTGCCAAAGCAGTGGAAGGCGGAAATATTGGAATTTCCTTTTAAAAAATATCCAACTGCGAAAGTAACAAGCATTTATACACAATCTTTCTCTGGATGCGCATCGTTAATATCTGTAACCATCCCGAATTCCGTTACCTCCATTGGTGACGCTGCTTTTTCACAATGCACTGGTATAACCTCACTTGTTATACCAAGTTCTGTAGATGTTATTCATGTTGACGCTTTCAAAGATTGTGAAAATTTGGTAGATGTTACGTTTAATAGGGTAACTTCTCTTCCTGAAATTGAAGGAGGTGCTTTTGATAATATTTCACCTCAAAGTATTGCATATTATTATTATTACGATCTTCCAACATATTATACGTTTGAAAGTGTTCTTACTAATGCTGGATTTAATGATATTAAGGAAAAAGAAAAATCCCAGAAAAACTTTGCTGCGGTTAGAAAACTAATGAACCCCCAAACACATCCAGAAAAATTTTCTTTTGGCAATGACGCAACAAAATTAACTGACCAACAAGTAATCATTGATCATATTATATATGAATTAAACGATAATAAAACTAGTGTAGATGTTGCAGGTTATACCCAAGATTTACCAAAAGAATGGAACGCAGAAATATTAAAACCCCCTTTTAAAGATTATCCAGATGCAAAAGTAACTAGTATTGGAATGAATGGGGGTTTAGCGAGTGGTGCTTTCTATAGTTGCAGTAATCTAACGTCAATAAAAATTCCTGATTCCGTAGAGTTCATTTGTGAATCCGCTTTCTCTAACTGTTTTCACCTGAAATCAGTAAACATTCCTAATTCCGTTTATAGCATCGGGCCTCTTGCTTTTTTCAATTGTACGGATCTATCCTCAATAAATATCCCAGCATCAGTAAAAAGTATTGGTAGACTAGCTTTCGCTAATTGCAAACTGTGCTTGTATGCACCAGATTCAAACGGAATTGTAACTATCCCCACTGGAACCACAAGAATTCCACCTTATGCTTTTTATAACTGCAAAGATCTCAATAAAATTATCATCCCAAAATCAGTGACTTCAATTGGTGAGAGATCTTTATCTAACTGCGTCAAGCTGGTTTCAGTTACGATCCCGAAGTCTGTGACCTTTATTGAAGATTCTGCCTTTGACGGATGCTTGTCATTATCAAAGGTTACTTTTAATCAAGAAAAAATCCTTCCTAGTATTGGAGATATGGCTTTTTCCGGAATTGCACTAAATAATATAGCATTTTATAAAAAGGGTGTAAAATCTGGTATTCGTAGAAAAACTGTTACACGGGTTTTAAAGGATGTTGGATTTAAAAAAGTACAAATGGAGTCAAAAAAGTCCCAAGAAAAATTTGCAATTAATTATTCAATCCCAACAATCCCAACAGTAACTATTGATAATATTGTATATGCGTGCATATCAAATATGGCGGAAACCCGCGCATATGTTCAGGGGTTTTCTTCAGCAGGGTTACCGACAAATTGGAATGCAGTAATAAACAAAGAGATTGATTTTGTAGGTCACAAAAAAATGCCAATTACAAGCATTGATATTAACGCTTTTAAATCATGCAGTTCACTTGTCTCGATAATAATTCCAGATTCCGTAACATACATTGAAGAAAATGCTTTCACTGACTGTAATAATCTTACCTCAATAACAATGCCGCCTACTATGACAGTGATTAATAATCACGCTTTTATTGGTGTCAACCCTGTCTACCTTAGTGCTCCATCATGGGTTGCTTCAAGAGATTATCTTGATTTGATCAACCTTGCGAATCTTGAAATCATTTCAGGAGAAAGCATAGATGACGGTGCCTTCTTCCTCCACAAAAATCTGTTATCGGTAAAATTGTCATCATCTATAAAGACCATTGGCTATCGCGCCTTCTATCAATGTACATATTTGAAGACCGTTATTTTTCAAAGCACCCATTTACTTCCTGATATTGGCGAAGAAGCTTTTGCAGAAAATGCAAAAGATAACGTTGCATATTATTACAATAATGTTAAAACCAAAAATCCCAAAAGTCCCAAATTATTTCTTCAAAAAGCTGGATTTTCTACAGCAGAAGCAATGGAAAAAATATGACTTTTTTCATTATAATCTAAGACTTAAATTAACAGAGTTTTACATGTATTATCGTGATAATACATCTAAATTACTTTTGTAGAATGATTATATTTTCTTTGTTTAATTTATAATGGGGAAACCAATAATCTATCCAACAATTATTATTGACGATATTGAATACATCTATATAAATAATAGTGCGCAAGTCAAATGCCCAACACGCGATTCCTTTAACAAAGTTAACTGGAATCTAGTTATACCTGAAACAGTTGATTTTCCTGATAACCCGGACGTAGATGTCACGAGCATTGGTGGTTTAGCATTTTCTGGATGTACTTCTCTTTCATCAATTGTCATGCCTATTTCTATAACAAATATTTATGGAATGGCATTCTATCAGTGCACATCCCTTGAATCTATTTCTATTCCAGCTTCTGTGACAAAAATTGGCGCCAAGGCATTCTATGGATGCACCCCTGTCTCTTTGAAAGTTCCTTCAACCTTTGCATACAAAAGATACTTTAATTTTTCAAAACTTGAGGATGTAACTATTGTCTCTGGAAACTATTTAACCGAGGGCGCTTTCCGTGGATGCACAAAATTAACATCAGTTGTAATTCCTTACTCCGTAAGGACCATGCAGGCGCACGCATTTGCTAGATGTACATCTCTTATAAATATTACACTTCCATGTTCTATATCTTCTAAAGATGGGTTTGACCATTCTGGGTTTGATGCTATTTCAGTGGGAGTTGAGGTTTACAGAGAATCAAACAATACTGGCGAAAAAGCTCAGTTTAAATATTGTACTTCACTCAAAAACTGCATAATCACAAATGATCTTGCTCTAAAGGCTCGTTCTTTCTCTAACTGCAAATCTATGGAAACTATAATGATGCCTTTTGCTGGAATTTCATATGCTTCTTGTTTTGATAATTGCACATCGCTAAAACATTTAATTGGCGAACCTGGACAATTTGTTTCATCTAGTCAATTTGGAGGGTTTTACAACTGTACGTCCCTTGAAACAATAACAATCGTTGACCCAGATCTTTACCCTAGTCTTTATAAAAATAGCGATCAGTGGGATGTAAAAACATTATTAAATAATAATGAGTTTGGAGGTATTAGTCAATATCGTTATGCAAACTGTATTTCATTGAAATCCGTAACAAATATTTTGCCTTATGTGAGTGAAATTCTGTGGTGTGGATTTAATGGATGCAAATCACTTACATCAATTACTATTCCCTTTTATGTGAATGATATTCGTGCTCTTGCATTTGCTAGATGTGAATCAATTTCTTCTTTTATATTTGAAAGTCCTGCTTCTATACCTATAATTAATTATAGTTTGTTAAAATATTGTGTGTCTTTAACCTCATTAGACATACCCCCTTCTGTAACAAGCATTGAATTTAAATCTTTAAAACACTGCACTGGTCTTTTATCTGTGACTATTCCTCCAACTTTAACCAGTATTGGAGAGTATGCATTCAATGGCTGCACTAGTCTAGAAACTATTATTATACCTTCTTCTGTGACAAAAATTAGTGATATGGCGTTTATGGGTTGCACTTCTTTGAAACAGGTAACATTTCAAGAACCTGCTTCTATAACAAGCATTAGTTTTGCTACATTTATGGATTGCACATCTTTAACAACTGTTAATCTTGCGTCTTCTATAACAAACATTGAAAAGGATGCCTTTTATAATTGTAAAAGCCTTTCCAAAATTAATATTTCCAATTCTATAAAAAATATTGGAGTTCGTGCGTTTAGGGGGTGTAGTTCTTTAAAATCATTCACACTCCCAAATAAATTGCCATATATTAGCCCCGGAACATTTGCAGAATGCAGCCAATTGGAATCAGTTTTTATCCCGCCTTCTGTAACAATTATTTATAATAGTGCATTCAACAAATGTAGCTCATTAAAATCAATAACGATTCCTTCTTCCGTGGAAATTATTTGTAAATTTGCATTTGTTAATTGCGATTCATTGACATCAATTATTATTCCATCTTCTGTAAAAAGTATTGGCAAGGGATCATTTTATTTCTGTAAAAATTTGAAAAATGTTACATTTGAAGAAACAGATTTACTACCAACGCTTAATGACATTTGTTTTAGAAATAATGCTCCAAATAACACTGCCACTTATTACAAATCTGTAAAAAATTCAGCCCCACAAGAGTTATTGACTCTAGCCGGATTTTCTAATACAGTCGCAATATAGAAAAATAGTTTTTTTTAAAATTATATTTTACCCTTATAAAGTATAATTTGAAATGCCAAACTCAACAAGCTATCCTTCAATAGTTGTTGATCACATTGAATATATTTTAATCAACAATAGTGCGCAGGTTAAAGGAGCTAGCCCAGATGGTCTCAAAATAAATAACTGGAATGCAATAATACACGAAAAGGTTGACTTTAAAAATAAAAAGGGAATTCCGGTTATGAGTATTGGAGATTTAGCATTCAAAGGATGCTCTTCACTGTCATCAATTTCTCTTCCTTCTTCTTTAACGAATATTGGATCTAGTGCATTTTCAGGTTGCAGCTCTTTAAAAAATATTGTAATCCCAGAAAATGTTGTAAGTATTGGGGATAATGCATTCTACGAATGTTATTACCTGGACACAGTTGATATTCGTGCATCTATTACAAGTATTTCTAATGAGTTATTCCGTTATTGTACTGTACTTGTTAATATTGTAATACCAAATTCTGTAACAACTATTGGAAATTATGCATTCTATGGCTGCATATATTTGAGGAGACTTGCCATTCCGTCAGGTGTAACTAGTATTGGAGACGGTGCATTCTATTGCTGCGTCTTCTTAGACAAAGTTGAAATACCTACTGGTATTACACAAATTGGAGACAAAACGTTTGCAGAGTGTTCAACTCTCTCGGCAATAGAAATTCCACCATCAGTAACAATCATTGGGGATCATGCATTTGCTGGATGTAGAAATTTAATATCAATCACTATTCCAGATACTGTAACTAGCATTGGTAATGGCGCATTTGCTTCGTGTAAATGTTTTGAATCATTTGTAATTCCTCCTTTAGTAACAATCATTGGAGATTTTGCTTTTACAAGTTGTAAAAATCTTAAATCTATTGACATACATGATTCTGTAACAAGCATTGGTCAAAATGCGTTCTCAGAATGTTTTGCTCTAGAATCTATAATTATTCCAACTTCTGTAAAAAATATTGGGTGTTATGCTTTCAGTAACTGCCCTTTTTTAACATCAATAGAAATTCCGCAAGGAGTAAAGATTATTCGCAATAATACATTTTATTTTTGTGAAACCCTTAACTCCGTAAAGATCCCGCCATCTGTAAGAACAATTGGAGCTTATGCTTTTAAGGAATGCACTTTGTTGGAGACTATTGAAATTCCTCCCTCTGTAACAACTATCGACCATGCCGCATTTAATGGATGTAGCGCATTAAAAAATATTATTCTTCCGCCTTCAATAACAACCATTGGTCAAGATTTATTCTACCAGTGTACAGCTCTTGTTTCAATTGAAATTCCTTCTTCTGTAACAACCATTGAACAAACCGCATTTGAACAGTCTGGACTGGAATCAATAACGATTCCGGCGTCTGTAACGCGCATTGAAAATCTGGCATTTTTTAAATGCAAAAATTTGAAAAATATTATATTTGAACAAACGGATTTTCTTCCCTGGATTGGAAACAAGGTTTTTTATATTGACGGTTTGGGGCAACGTTACAACGAGAACATTACAGCAACTTATTATAAAAGCGTTAAAAATAAAGATCCAAAAAAATATTTAAATCGCCGTGGTCTTATTCATACAAATCCAATTTAGTAAGTTAAAATGTTTTTACTAATTAATTACTAAATTATATTTTATTTACATAAAGTATAATTTAGTAAGTTAAAATGTTTTTACTAATTAATTACTAAATTATATTTTATTTACATAAAGTATAATTTGTTATGCCAAAAAAGATAACATATCCTGCAACTATTGTTAACAGTATTATATACAGTTTAATAAATGGTGTCGCGCGTGTTGATGGTGTGGTTCACGACAATCATAATGTAAATAACGTAAAACAAATAAAAATAGCCGAGGTGGTTGATTTTCCAAATTACCCATCTATACCAGTGACCAGCATTGCCGCTTCTGCATTTGCTAGCTGTCCTCCACCATTATTTATCTCAATACCGTCTTCAGTAAAAAATATTGGTAGCAACGCATTTGCTGTGCTTTATACAAAAGATGAGAACAGAAAACACGTTGTCTATCCAATTGAATTAAAAATACCAGCTGAATTTGCATCATCTACATATTTTAATATGTCAATAGTAAGCAAGATTACTATTATTTCAGGTAATAAAATCAAGGATCTAGCATTTAAAGATGCAATTATATTAGAAACAGTAATATTTGAAAATGATTCTTCTTCTCCAATAACGAGCATTGGTGTTGCTGCGTTCAAAGACTGCATCCTTCTAAAAAATATAATTCTTCCAGACACGGTGATTAAAATTGGTGAAAATGCATTCTCTGGTTGTACAGCTCTTCCTTCTATCACAATTCCGGCTGGTTTAGATTATATTATGCTTGGCACGTTCTATAAATGTAGAAATTTGACCAATGTTGTAATCCCTTCAAATGTTACAAGGATTGAAACTAATGCTTTTTTTTATTGCACAAATTTAAAAGAAGTTACATTTAAACAAACTGAACATTTTCCAACAATTGGAAGGACAGCGTTTTTCCATACTGCAGACGATAAAACGGCAATTATTTACAAAAGTGTACAAAATGCAATTACGCAAGATTTGTTACACCGGGTTGGATTTCCAAAAATAAAAGAAATCTAATTTATTTATTTATTTATTTATAACATTGCCATTCAAATTTTAACTGCTTTTTATCTAGCAATAATCTTCATTGATTTACTATCTATTTCTGGAAATTCCAAATGGATTCCCAAAAATACAAAATTTTATTTTCACCAGTTAATTTATAATGAGTTATTTAATAAATGCAAACTCACAGTCTAAAACTGTTATTCTTAAAGATATTAAATATAAATATGTTGACGGAAAAGCACACGTTACTGGTTTTGATAAGAAAATACTTCACCAAAAAGAGTGGAGTGCAGAAATATTTAGCACTGTTGACTTTCACGATAAAAAAGATATATCAGTCACAAGCATTGACGAAACTGCATTCGCGGATTGCTCCTCATTAGTGAATATCATTATACCAGATTCAGTCGTGAGTATTGGTGGAAGCGCATTTTCAAATTGTAGTTCCTTGGTAAATATTAATGTACCACGTTACATATTAACCATTGGTATAGGTGCATTTGCATTTTGCTCAAAATTAAAAAAAATAGACGTTGACACCGAAAACCCAAATTATTTGTCTTTAGATAATATTTTGTACACTAGAGACAATGAAACTTTGGTATGTTTTCCCGGAGATTTACCCGAAGAATCATTTGAAATACCGAATTTTGTCAAGAATATTGGCGAAGGTGCGTTTGCAGGATGCAACAAAATAAAAAAAATTACTATCCCATCTAGTGTAAAAAATATTGAAAAAGCTGCATTTCTACTATGTACCTCTTTAGAATCTGTCATTATTGGAGAGAATATAAATAAAATTTCGGCAATTACATTCTATGGATGCGTTTCTCTTAAAAAAATTACAATACCATCTAACATTACTAGTATTGGTTTTAGTGCATTTGCTGAATGCAAGTCGTTAAAGTATGTTGAGTTTGAACAAAAATATTCTCTCCCAGTTTTTGAACTAGACGCTTTTGAAAATAATGCACCCGAAAATATTGCAATTTATTACGAAACTGTTACTCTTTTAAATAATGATCCAAAAACATATTTGAAAAGTGTTGGGTTTTTTGAGACAAAAGCAATCCCACTTGATTCAAAATTTGCAATGAGAGATACTGTAGTAGATCCAACGGCAATAACCATTGGAAATATTATATATGCAATTGGAGAGGACACTAATGTTTACGTTAAGGATTATGACAAAGAAAACATTCCAAAAGATTGGAATGCAGAAATACTTGAAAGTGTTACACTTCCTAGCTACAAAAACCCTCTACCTGTTACTAGAATTGAACAATTGGCATTTAATGCATGTACTTTACTAAAAAGTGTAAAGATACCATCCTCTGTCATTACTATTGGTGGATACGCATTTTCTAGTTGTAATTCTCTAATTTCTGTAACTTTTGCAGAACCATCAAAGATTGAAAATATTAACACTGGTTTATTCAGTGATTGCGGATCTCTAAAAAATATTATTATACCATCTTCTGTAACTAGTATTGACAATAATGCATTTATATGTTGTACTTCCTTGGAAAAAATTACTATTCCATCTTCTGTCACTAGTATTGGCGAAAATGCATTTACTTGTTGTACTTCCTTGGAAAAAATTACTATTCCATCTTCTGTCACTAGTATTGGCGAAGGTGCATTTGGCGAGCATTCTGGAGAAAATGGAACGTCTCCTGGTTGCACCTCCTTAATTTCTGTCACTTTTGAAGAACCATCAAAGATTGAAAATATTAACGATGGTTTATTCACAGGTTGCGAATCTCTAAAAAATATTACTATACCATCTTCTATTACTAAAATTGGCAATAAAGCATTTTTCCAATGCGGATCTCTAAAAAATATTAATATACCATTTTCTGTCACTAGTATTGGCAAAGATGCATTCTTCTTGTGTAGTAATTTATCAAATATACTTGTTGAACAAAAAAATATAAATTTTACTTCTCTAAATAATGTTTTATATAACAAAGATAAGACAAGATTAATATGTTACCCACTTGGTTTGCAAAATGAATCATTTATTGTACCATCTTCTGTTACTTCCATTGAGAATGGAACATTTGAACAAAATGATATTCTAAAAGATGTTACCATCACAGATTCTGTAACCATAATTGGCGAGATTTCCTTCAGTGGGTGTAGCTCATTAAAATCTGTTAGCATCGGGAAAAATGTTAAAATAATTGGAAAATTTGCATTTGAAGCTTGCTTGTCTTTAAAAAATGTTATATTTAAACAAACAAAGTTTCTTCCAAAGTTTGGAAAGGGGGCTTTTAATAAAATTACTGATTCTACAGCTACTTATTACAATTCTATAAAGGATAAAAACCCAGATAAACTTTTGAAACGTATTGGATTTTCTAAGACAAAGGTGATAAAGCTTCCTTCAAATCAACCAGTTGATCCTGTTGATCCTGTTGCTCCTGTTGCTCCTGTTGATCCTGTTGATCCTGTTACTCCTGTTGCTCCTGTTGATCCTGTTGCTCCTGTTACTCCTGTTGCTCCTGTTGATCCTGTTGATCCTATTGATCCGGTTACTCCTGTTGCTCCTGTTACTCCTGTTACTCCTGTTACTCCTGTTGATCCTGTTGATACAATAACAATTGATAATATTATATATGCTCTAAACAAAGATAACAAAGATAACAAGTATGCAAGTGTTATAGGTTATGATGCCAAAAATATACCAGCAAAATGGAATGCAAAAATATTACAGGGTGTTAAATTTCAAGATAATGATTTATGTACGACGGTCAAACAAATTAATGATAGTGCATTTAAAAACTGTTCCTCTCTAATATCCGTAACAATTTCAAAAAACACCTGTTTTCCTTATGACAATCTACAAAAAGGATATGGGACCACTTTTCTAAAAAAAATTGGCGATTATTCATTCGCCGAATGCACATCCTTAAAAAATGTTTCTCTTACATATGGCGTAAACGAAATTGGAAATTATGCATTCTCCGGTTGTACATCACTTAAATCTATCCCACTACCAAATTCCATGAGTAGTATTGGCGATTATGCATTTTCTGGATGCACCTCCCTAAACATTTTTAATAATGTAAAACCCGGTTTAGAAGGTTTAGTTATTGGTAAACATGCATTTGAAAATTGTAGCTATTTAAAAGACATCTTTGTGAATAGCACCAATGTAGGCATTGGTGCATTTGCTGGTTGCACCTCATTAAAATCTGCAATGATTACTTTTGTTAGTGACTATGTATTTGAAGGTTGTTCATCTCTCAAGTCTATAGAAATAAATACAACAATTGTTGGTGACTATGCATTTAAAGATTGTTCATCTCTCAAATCTATAAAAATAAGATGTGCGAGAAAAATTGGCAAAGGTGTATTTAATTTTTCATCTTTGGAAAAAATTACTATTCCATTTTATGTCAAATATATTGACAAAGAAGCATTCATTAATTCTAATATATCAACTATAATTGTTGATGAAAGAAGTGTACATTTTTCTTCTCTAAATAATGTTTTATATAACTGCGACAAAACAACATTGATATGTTATCCACCGGGTCTAGATAATGAATCTTTCACAATCCCGTCTTCTGTATCTACAATTGATGATGGTGCATTTTATAAAAATAATCATTTAAAACATGTTATTATCCCAGATTCTGTAAGTAAAATTGGTGAAGGTGCTTTCTTTGAATGCTCCGCACTTGAAACGGTCATTATCGGGAAAAATGTTAAAATAATTAGTAATAATGCGTTCTCTCTTTGTATTTCCCTTCAAAAAGTTACTATACCCTCCAAGGTAGAAAGTATTGGAGAATTTGCATTTGCATCTTGCCTCTCTTTAAAAAATGTTATATTTAACCAAATAAAGTTTCTTCCAAAGTTTGGAAAGGAGGCTTTTTCTAATATTACTGATTCTACAGCCATCTATTACAACTCTATAAAGGATAAAACCCCAGATAAACTTTTGAAAAGTGTTGGTTTTTCTAAGACACGTGCGATCCGCCAATAATTTCATCAATATATTGTTCTAACTCAGCAATATCTATTTCTGGAAGTTCCACATGGGATTCCCAAAAATATCTACAATAAGCCCAAATATAATCACATTTTGCAGAATACCATTCCGGGTGTTCTCGCAACAACTTATGATACAATTTCGGTGGCAAAAAACCGAGACTTTTCAACGGCAACACGTAACATAGTTGCGTTAAAGGTGCAACAGGATTCAAAGGTTGTTCCTTTACAAACGTCGTATCAAACACAGGAATAAACTTGATCAAATCCTGCAACAATGGAGGGTAATGATGCTGGTAACACCAACGCCAATCTGGACAGCCACGTGTATAATATTTCATAGTCCACTCCAGTCCCTGCAAATAATTCAATGAAATTTGCCTGCGGCGTTCATCATCAATATCAATTTGGAAAAGGGCCTTATAATAACGTATCTGCCAATAATCCTTGTCTGGATTTATATACTTTTCCAATTCGCGATCTTGCGTTGGAAGCGCCTCAAATTTTGCATACTTGCGCTCTGGCGTATCATCCGGCATAAAGTTGCGCTCTCTTTTTGCTCGCAGCTTGTTTTCCGCGCGGAAATATTCATCCTCCAACAATTCCATATGCTCAACAAATTTCCTAACATTTTTCCAGTAAATAGTCGTGCCGTCTGTTAAAACATCCTTTGCACTCTGTCCTACCGTCGCCTTATAAGAATTTATTACCTTATCCACCCCGCCTGTGCGAATATTAATTGCAGGAAAATGCGGCATAAAATCATTTCCCAAGAAAAAACAGATGAAAATGTAGTCATAAACGCGATTCACTGCGGGAGGAAATATAGTATTAGAATCTGCATCTTGTTGGCTCATGGACTCGGTAATAATCTTTGCCAACTCTGGTATATCCAAAAAGTAATCAGCATCTGGTTCCAATGAACTATCAATGGACTGAATAAAATGTGGTGTCTCTCTAAACAAATATATCTGCGGACAAATGGGCAAATGGTTAATGGAGAGCATGATTAGATCGGCGTCTAAACCATAAATAACAGTTGTTTCGCTACCATGAACTTCTGGATTCTCGCGAATATATTGGAACAATTTGTGCTCACCTTCGCCCGCCTCATCAGTCGTGGAGACTAATATCTCTATATCCAACCCGTATTCATCCCGTTTTGCCTCTGTATTTGTAAAATGTTCATTGATTCGCAAATTTAGCTCGCGCATAAAATCTGTGCCAGGCGTAATAGCTGCTGTATTCCACGGATCCGCAGCTTTTTCCTTGAAAATTTGCTTGTTCATATCAGCGGTAAATGCCGCCTTGTAACGACGCTCTCTTTGTTGCTGCAATTTTGCAACTGGTGCAACGCCATCAAAAGCAATAAATACGCGCTTCTTTGGCAAAATAAGCGCCATATAGGCTTCAATTTTCTGGATAACACTTGCTATAATTGGACCATAGGTTTTTGTAACTAATAAACTTTCCATTTTTGAAAAATCAGTTTTGTGCACGCAGTCATATATAATTGAATTGCAGTCAAGATATAAATTATCAACTAGGAGAGAATCCTTCAAATATCTTTTGATAATATTAGGATGATTTTTAACTATGTATGAGAAATAACTTGGGATCCCCATTAAATCGTTTAGCTATATTATATGCAGTCATCTGTTTAAGCTCATTGGAAATATATATATAGGAAATAAAAAAGCACAAATTATGAAAAAAATATAAATAATTTTTTAAATCATTTCCATATTTACACATTTGAACATTGTAATACACACAAAGTGCGGATAGTGTTCAAAGGCAACGTTACCGATAAATTAATTAAAAGTAAACCGCTGTAAGCTGTTTGTCCCATTTTACACCATTGCACATTTAAATCGCCCAATATTGGGCGATTTATGAGTGGAATGGCAACGTTACCATGCGCATTTCAAATGCGCAAAGGTGTAAATGTTCATCGGTGTAAAATGTGCAATAAAACCGGTGCATTTCAGCAATTTACACATATAAAGTAAAAGTTTTTGAATAAAAAGATGTAAAAAATTTTAAAAACTAAAAATAAAAAATAATAAATTTTTATAATATACAATATAATGTCTGCAAACTTAAACAATAATAATTTAAACATCATTGTTAAAAAAGAATCAAATAAATCCTCTCCCGATATTGTATTGTTAATTGAAAAAAAAATAATATTCTTTCAAGATATTATTCAAAAAACGATAATCCATGTTAGAAAAAATAAAATGTTGAATATTTTAGGAGTTAGCGAAGTTAATAGTTGTCTAAATATGTTAAGCGATCTAAGCAAACAATTAAAAGATATAAATGGATGTTTAACTGCGTCAAATGCAGATTCCCTTATAAATAATTTGCAATTAATAAATAATGAGCTCTCAACCTTATTCAAAATATTTGGTACTGATTCATTTGAAGATTTATTATTAGTATGTTTTGGAAATAATTCATTGGCATCTTTTACCAACAATGAAAATGAAAAAATGAGATTTGATATTTTTAAAAAATATTTTCACCCAACAGGATACAAGGTTGTGAGCATGGAAAAAGAAAAAGAAAAGGAAAAAGAAAAAGATGCCTGCTCTTCTACAGTAGAACAAAACCTAGATATAAAAGCAGACAAGGAAAAAGAAAGGTCCAAAGCAAAAACTCCAAGTGATGCTTCTTTAAGTGAAAAGTCAAAACATCTAGACTGTTATGATTGGTCTCTTAATGCAAAACAATTTCACTTAAAAATATATGGCATCAAACTAGTTGTACACAATTCTGCTCAAAAAAAAAGCCTTATTATAACTGGTATTATAGATGATATAATTATTGATTTCTTCACAAACAACTTTATTAATACTACACTCAAATTAATTAATGATAATAAACCAAGTTCACCAGAATTCACAGATAAATCATTTGACATTTTCCTTTCTTCATTAACACTCAAGGACTTTATGATTTATGGATACCGCGAAATATACACAAAGTATGTTGGCTATCTTTCAAATTTAAACCAGTTAAAACAAAAAAATATTTCTCAACTAGTAAAAGAATTCATATCAAGTGAATTATATATTAAACGCAATATACTGATCCAACTTTTAATTAAAGATAATAGTCTTGATAATCAATATTTGGCCTATTTATTATTTGACCTTTTATCAAATGATGCAAATGGTACAATTGACACTCAGGAACAAACTATACTACTTGATAGCTTTCCATGGACAATAAAACAAAATTTTCACACCGCAATGAAAAACACTGTTCAATATACAAATGAATTATCAAACTTTGATATTAATAAAATACCACTTGAACAGCAAATATGTCTCTTAAAAGCCAACGATTTTGTCAAAGAAAAGGCTATGCAAAAACTAAAAGAGATCAAGGCAAAAGCGGAAGATTCCGGCTCAAAAGCTCGTCAATATTTGGACGGACTTCTAAAAATTCCATTCAATATCTACCGAAAAGAGCCTATACTCAATGTCATGCAATGTATACGCACCAAGTTTTCGGCCCTTTGCCAAAATATTGGCGCCGACGATTTAAATAATAAATGGCAAATACCACTTAAAGCCGATTATACCAGTTTGGAAGTTACGAAATATGTGAAAAAGATCCAGATTAATTCTGCACCATGTAACAGTGCAAACTCGCAAATTTCCTCTCTTATTACTTCAATAAAGACAAGGGTAGATAAAAATGACAAGGCTGGTCTCATCAACATTGCAAATCGCATCAATGATTTGATCTCTACAAAAAAAATTACATGCGATAAGATTAAAATTTCTGGTAAAAATAAAAACGTCATTAAGGAAGATATATTTGCTTTTCTAGTCTTTTGCGAATCTAATTTCCCTGCGATTCTTTCACTTATTTTGAATGAGAATATAACAGTTCAAGTGAATACAAGTAATTCATATCCCTTGTTGGAAGAAATTGAAGAGGATTTATCCAAGGTTTCAACATATATTGATGACGTGACAAAATGTCTAGACAATGCGGTCTATGGTCATGAAAAAGCAAAGAAACAGTTGAACCGAATCATTGGACAATGGATCAATGGTGAACAGGATGGTTACTGTTTTGGATTTGAAGGCCCTCCGGGCACAGGAAAAACTACATTGGCTAAGCGTGGTCTTTCTCAGTGCTTAAAAGATGAAACCGGTTCTAGTCGTCCTTTTTCCATGATTCAAATCGGTGGAGACAGCAATGGCAGCTCTTTGCATGGTCATAATTATACCTATGTTGGTTCTACATGGGGAAGCATAGTTCAAATACTTATTGACAAGAAATGCATGAACCCAATCATTTTCATTGACGAGGTTGATAAGATCAGTCGCACTGAACACGGAAAAGAAATCATCGGTATTTTAACGCATTTGCTTGATCCTTCGCAGAACGATTGCTTCCAAGACAAGTATTTTACTGGCATTGATTTGGATCTGTCAAAGGCTCTTTTTATTTTATCTTACAATGATGTCAACGCTATTGATAAAATTTTGTTGGATCGTGTTCACCGAATAAAATTCTCCAACTTATCATTGGAAGATAAACTTATTATCTGTAATCGGCATATTCTACCAGAGGTTTACAAGAAGATGGGACTTGAAGACATGATACAAATACCAGACGATGTTCTCAAATTTATCATTGATGAATATACATTGGAGCCAGGTGTTAGAAAACTTAAGGAGATTTTATTTGAGATTGTCGGTGAAATCAACTTGGACATATTAAAAAAGAATGTGGATGAATATAACCCTCCTATTATCATTGCAAAGGAAGATATTGTAAGCAAGTATTTTAAGGAAAAACATCCAATTAAAAGTAAAAAAATACCCCCTGCCAGTTCAGTTGGAGTTATTAATGGGCTCTGGGCGAATGCCATGGGTCAAGGTGGTATTATTCCAATTCAGGTGAAATTTCTTCCTTCGAGTAGATTCTTGGACTTAAAATTAACTGGAATGCAGGGTGATGTCATGAAGGAAAGTATGAATGTAGCATTAACATTGGCTTGGTCTCTCACTCCGCCTGATGTGCAAAAATCTTTGGCAGATAAATACAAAGATTCAGGAATTCATATTCACTGTCCAGAAGGATCTGTTCCAAAGGATGGACCTTCGGCCGGAACAGCTATTACTACCGTTTTATACAGTCTCTTTAATCAAAGGAAGATAAAGAATACGATTGCTATTACTGGTGAAATGTCACTAGATGGATTTGTCACAGAAATAGGAGGTCTAGATTTGAAGATATTAGGAGGCATAAAAGCCGGCGTAAAAGAGTTCTTGTATCCAAAAGAAAATGCTCGGGATTTTGATAAATTTATGGAGAAATATTCTAACAGCACTATTGTTGAAGGAATAGTATTTCATGAAGTAAATTATATAGACGAAGTGTTGAATTTAGTATTTGAAGACGAATAAAATATACTATAAATATAAGAATGAGTAAACAAATAGTAGGAAGAGGAATAAGAGGAGGATTAGAAGGAGTAGGCGGTAGATCAGTTAGTTCTTCAAGTGATGACAGCAGTTATAATAGTCAAGCTGACATGTCAAGTACTAGAAGTTCCATAAATTCTCCAATTTTATCGCGCACTTCGGTTGGAGGAGGTTCAGTAGCAAATTCAATGGCTGGTTCTATAAATGCAGTTTCATCCGCGAGTACTGGTCTTTTTACTAATTTAGCAATGTTTTCCCCATTGATTATTGTTTCAAGTGTTTTTGTTTTTTCAGTTTTTCTTTCACAGATTCAAAAGGGTTTATTCTACATTTTCCTAGTAATTGGAATTACTGTTGCGCGAGTTATAGCAGTTCATTACTTTGAAAAGGTCGGTGGTCAATCCCAAGGAAGACTTAAAAGGCGAGATCCTATTTGTGATACGGGAAACTTTTTGCCAGGATCAAATAATTCATCCTATAGCAGTTATGTTCTTCTATTTACAATGGCATACATATGTAGTCCTATGCTTGTAAACGGAAATATGAATTATGGGGTGTTATTGTTCTTCCTTATCTATATTATTTTTGATATTACTATCAAGGTTAAGTTAGGTTGCGTGAGTGGTCTCTTTGGACTGTTAGGAGATGGAATGATGGGGCTAATCCTTGGTGGATTAATATCAGGACTTATGTTTACATTTGGCGGAAAAAAATTGTTATTTATTAATGATGTAGCAAGTGATAAACAAGTATGTAATATGCCATCTAAACAGACGTTTAAATGCGCAGTTTACAAGAATGGCGAATTAGTTGGGTCAACAACTTCAAAATAAATAAAACATGTGTAAAATAAAAAAGTACAAATAATGAACAATAATGTTTATTATTTGTAGCAACTTGTAAAATTAATTAGATTGGGTGGGCTTAAGGTCAAAATTTATTATATTTGCAGCAAACCATTTATTAAAGTTTATTAAAAAACGTTTTCTGTGAAAATTTTCAGTCATTAATTTCATATTTCCGTCGGTTGAATAAGCTTTGAGAAAATTATTAAATGTAACAATTAGATTTTTGTCTTTATATGCTTCTAGAAATTCAACATATCTAAACAATGGTCTATTCTTTCTTTTACTTACAATATTGTGAAAGACAAATAATAAATCTTTTAGTGCTTTTTTACTATTCACTCTTCGCGGATCTACTTTTGATAAAAAATACTTTGCATGACTTGTACATTCCGGACAAGGAAGATTATTACATATAGAAGCAATATAACGGAATAATTCTGGTCCAACCGTTTCAAATTTATCTTCATTTATTTTTTCTGCAAGTGTATGGAAAAATGTCCAAATAGGCGGGCCCCAATTTTTTGGAGACATGATAAACTAATAAATTGATTAAAGATAATAAATATAAAGATTGGACACAATAATTAATATATATACCAAAAAATGGAAAAGTATGCAATTGAAGGGAATCTAGATTTTTACAGTGAACTGTATAAATCATTGGATGAAAGTCCTAAAGAAGATGATTGCAAGGATGTCTGTCTAATCACAAATTCAAAATTATGTGATTTCTACGTTACACTTGGCTGCAATCACAAATTCAACTATATACCTCTTTTTAATGAGATTCAAAATCAAAAGTTGAAGGTTAATACTCTAAATACAACGCATCTTCAAAATAATCAAGTTATGTGCCCATATTGCAGGTGCAGTAATAATAATGTGTTACCATTTCATGCGGAGCTAGGTTTAAATAAAATATACGGAATAAACACTCTTGATGTAACTTATAAGCAATCTTTGGATGTCGGGGGCAAGGGGTGCTTTCTCAGTGTTTGCGAATATACAATGACGAACCAAAATAATGAGACAATCCCTTGCAATAATAAATGGGTCTACAAGATCAAAGAAGATGGAAAATGTTATTGTTATGGGCACAAATTAGTGGTAATGACAAAGATTTTGGCAGAGAAAAAGTTGAAGGAGAAGCAGGAGAAGATTGCGGCAAAGCTCGCAGAAAAGGCTGAAGCTAAGGCGCAAAAGGACGCTGCAAAGCTTGCGATAAAGGACGCAATTAAGGCGCAAAAGCTTGCGATAAAGGCCGCAATTAAAGCGCAAAAAGAAGCTGAAAAGGCCGCGCCATCATCTTCGTCCGCCAAGAAACCCAATCCAAAACACATGCCAACTACACTAGAGTTGTGTACAGAGATCTTGAAATCAGGAAAGAATGCGGGCACTCAGTGCCCATGCAAGGCGCTCCTCAATGGAAAATGTGGCAGGCATTCAAAATCCCAAATCTCCTCTACTAATTCAGGGGATAATATTATTATCTCTTCAAATCCTCCCACTGCATATACGTAAGAAATTCAAAAACCACCTACATCCATATAGGCCGCCACAGCGCCCGAAGGGCGCTAATCATTACCTAGACCATGTAGGTTGCACACTACATCCATGTAGGGCAAAATTTTCAAAATTTGCAAAATCCATGCTACATCCATGTAGGCAACGCCCTACATCAATGTAGGTAAATTTTTATAAATAGTTGAAAAATTTGGTCCTACACGATGTAGGTAAATGCAAACTATTGAGGTCCAAGACCCATAGGCAAAAAGGCCTTTTGGACATTTATTTTTGTCCATTTTCGAATTCTGAATTTACTTTTGGGAATTTTTTTCTTCTTGTTTTCGAAAAAGTGGATTGTGAGCATAATGCTCTAAATGCAGATTTTTTAATCCAAAATTTGTTATTGTAATTTTTTTAACGAAAAATAATTTTTTTGAAAAAAGGATTTAGGTAAATTTCTGTTGTTAATATATGACAACGATTGACAACAAATTTTACCTAAAAAAGCCAGTGAATTTTGTATGTGAAAAGTGTGACTTTAAATGCAGTTATAAAAAAGATTATATTAGACATACTCAAACCAAAAAACACGTTCAGTGCGGTTTGACAACGGATGACAACGAATTTTACCTAAAAAAGCCAGTGAAATCATATGCGTGCGAAAAATGCGATAAAGAATATAAAGATCGCGCAGGACTATGGAGACACAAGAAAAAATGTATAGAACCAGAACCAGAAATAGAAAATGAAGATGAATATGAACATCAATTGCAGCCCAATAATGAACCCGTAACTAATGAATTATTACTTGAGCTTATAAAACAAAACCAGGAATTCAAACAGCTTTTAGTTGAACAGAATAAACAAGTTATATCTTTGGCAAACAAACCAACTATAACCAATAACAATACTCTTAATAATAATTTCAACTTGACTGTATTCTTGAATGAAACATGTAAGGATGCAATGAATTTAACTGATTTTGTTGATTCATTAAATTTGACATTAAAAGATCTTGAAAATACTGGAAAGCTGGGGTATGAAGAAGGAATATCACAAATCTTTATTAATGGTTTAAAACAATTAGATGTTAATAAAAGACCAATTCATTGTACAGATACAAAGCGAGAACGATTGTATGTTAGAGACCAAGATGCATGGGAAAAAGATCAGGAAAAAGAACGCGTTAGAAAGGCTATTAGAAAGGTTGCAAACAAAAATGTAAGTCAAATAACAGATTGGATTAAAGAAAATCCTGATGCACAAGATTATCATTCAAAGAAGAATGATGAGTATTTAAACATGATTCTCAAGTCTACTGGAGGGAGCACAAAGGAAGAGGAAGAGAAACGTATAAACAAGGTAATAAGTGTTATTGCAAAGCACGTGGGTATTGAGAAAAATATCATAGATATTTGAAATAAATTCATTTGTTGATAATACTATTGCGATAATAATATAAAATCTTTCTTTTATATCATTTCTATATGGAGACAAAGGAAGAATTAGTCTGTAATATTAAAGAGTGGATAAAAATAGATAATGAAATTGCTACATTGAAAAACGAAATTAAAGAACGCAATGCTCGTAGAAAAGATCTTACAGAATCTTTATTGGGCGTTATGAAAAAAAATGAGATTGACTGTTTTGATATTAATGGAGGGGCATTAGTTTTTAAAAAAAATAAAATTAAAAAGGCCTTGAATGGTAAAACGCTTCTGGCTTCATTGCAAAGTTATTATTCTAATCAACCACAGGTTGCAGAAGATTTAACAAAACATATTTTGAACAGTCGTGAAGAACAGGTAAAAGAAACAATTAAACGAAAAATAGATAAATAAACCTGTGTAAGATAAACTTAGAGAAAACTATATAATAATATAAATATGGCGGATAACTTGGATGCTTATTTGAGAGAATTAGATCAAGAATCTTCATCCCTAGAATATTGTCCAGAAAAAGAAAAGGTTTGCACTTATAGTGGATTGGAATATTTAAATAAGGATGAGGATCTCATGCAAAATATTGCGACTACACAGTTTATTCATATTGTTCCTTATCACATTAATATGCATTGTACTGAACCATTCTTAGAAATTGCGCTTATAAAAACTCTTGAGCAAGATAATAAAGATCAATTTACTTTTATTTCTTTTCCAAGGGTAACTATAAAAAATATGAAGAGCGATTGCAAAGACATTACTGCTTCAATGATGTCTGGTTACTGTAACACAGATAATATTAATTTTTCAGGATTTTTAAATGATAATGAGAATCTCTATATTTTCTATGAATTAAAAATACAGAATAATTTCTCAACTGGACTATTTAAAATAACCCCAGTTTGGTTTGTTACAATTGATGAAATAATTAATAAGAGATCGGCTTGTAATATACAAATAAATGAATCATTGAGCGAATTTTTTATGGATTTTATTGATTTAACAATTCTTAAAAATGAAAATAATGAGAGTATAGAAACACCTTCTATATTTTATACAGGAACCCATCATAAGAATTTAAAGTTTCATTCTATTTTTGCCAGAGAAAAATTGGAAAATGGAATTTTTGGAAACAATTTTTATTTTACAGATTATAAAAATGCTGTAAAAGAGGGAGGATGGTCAAAAAACAATGAATCATTGGAGGTTCATGGTAAAAAGATTACTGATGAGAAAAGTGAAAATGGTCGTTTTACCCGGGGTGGGATCATAAGATATGCAGTATTTTTAAAGAATTCAAAGATCTTATTTAATAATGTTAATGATTCAATTGACGATGCAAATCCAGATGAATTGACAAAAAGAATTACAGATTATTTTGGAAACTGGGCAAATGAGTATGATAGTATTTTTGTTGGAAGGCCAACTTTAGATAATGGAAATGTTTTTGCGGATGGGCCTCTCTTATCAGTAAAACAATATGCACAATTTTTGCCATTGTCGTACCATTATTTAAATAAGGCAACATTAGGAGAAATTTGGGACAGACACAATAATGATTATTTTATTGAATAAGGTCATTATATAAGTATTAATTTCTTGAATATTTATATAATCAAAATGCTATTACAAACAATAATAACAATACTAGGGATATTTGTATTATTCTTTTTTACTATAACTAAATTATTTTCTTTTTATGGTGTTGGTTCAGAGTGGTATGGTATTTATGTAGCTTTTTATGCATTTATAATGCTATCATTAGTGATTTTACCAAAGAAAATACCATCTCTTGTAGAACCAACTATATCAACAAAAGATATCTCACATTTTTCTCCCAAGGATGATTCAACTGTTATAAGTGGATTAACAATGTAATACAATCTTTAAACATTATTATCGCCCAACTCTTTTTTTTGTTCTTCAATGATTCTTTGAAGCACAGAAATATCAATCTTCTCATTCAAGTTGTCAATAATTTCATTATCCATTGGTTCACGATTATTCAAGTTATAAAATTGTATTTTAAACTCTCTAACCATTTTATTTTGCATTTCTACCAGCTTCTTTTGACGAACATCTTTTGCTATTTGTAAGCGCAAAGAGTCTTGAGCTTGTTTATCCTTGTGTTCTTCATTAAACCATGGATTTCTGTACATTTCAGTAGATATAAGCGCATCGCAAATTTCAGGGCGAATAATGGTTGGCATGATTGATTCTGCGGCTTTTTCTAAACCTTCAACATTATCTGTGGTGGTACACAAAAACCAACTGGATTTCTTATTTTTAGATACGTTATACTTGTCAAATGCAATTTTAAATTCTGCAATGATTGAATCTGGAATGTTGGGGCTAGTTTCCATAAGACGATCAAATTCTTCCTTTGACATTTTAACCATTTGAATAACGTCAATTCTTTCATTAGGGTGTTTTGCAATTTCTGTTTTAACATTGCGATAAAATTTATCCCATGCTATACTACTAACGCGATGAGATTCATTTAATTGAGTAATCTTTAAAAATTGTTGAATTGTTGTAATAATGCCTGCTAAAATGTTGAAACCCCCAACAACCATTGCAAAATAATTTTGATAAGCTTCAGGAACTCTTGTTTGTGCAAAATTTGCTGTACCGGTTAATGTTGATATAACAATTACTGGAATAGTATACCATGCATTTAAATATGCATACATTGCATTTGCACGAGAGTGTAGCCAACGATAGCACATAGCTTTGTCTGCCCATTCAACAAGTATTTTTTCGTGTTCTTCAGTCCATTCAATGCTGATTTTCCCTGTATTTTTATCTACAGTATCATCGAGCAGCCCAACATCTTCCAAATTCTCCATATTATAAAAGAATAATTAAAAAAATAACTATATTTTAATTATTGTTAAAAAAAATAATATTTTGTAAAATTATTATGGACCACAGATTAAATAATTTGAAGGATGAGTTTAATAATATAACTGATATGCGTGACGGTATAACAAAGATTTTTGAAACCCTAAAAATAAAAACAGAAAAATTAAAAGAAACCTATGCGGAATTTATTAAAAATAATAAAGATAATCTTTTTGTATTTGGGTTAGATTCGTTTCACTTTCAAAGCAAATTAATAGACATTGAATTTGATGACATGAAACGTTTAAATGCGGGAATAATGAATCGCATTTATTGTGAATATTTTAAATTATACAAGATTGTGCAAAAATACATACAAAATAATATAACAGACCGAAAGATTTTGGAGCTTGTTCAAATAGAAAATCATTATCCTATATACAAGGATCTTGAACCTTACAAAGAATATGATTATAGTGTAACGCAGGATATACACGAGAATATTTTAATACTTTTGGGATCAATTAATAGTGTGTTAATAAATAAGGAACATGATTTGCGAGTATTGCAGCAAAAAAATAGCACTGGATTAAACATTGATAATTATGTTCATACATTTAGCTATCATACAACAATATTAAAGGAGAATTTAACACTTTTCATTACATATATTGAATTTTTTCATAAGCTTCATACTAAATATTTAAAACGTTTTTCAACGAAAATACAATTAATGTTTAGTCAAATAACACACGATATTCAGTTTGAGGATAATGCACACGCATCCAGAGAAAGACGCAAATCAATGATGCAAGATTTTGCCAACGAAGACATTGATCGAACATTATTAGCAGAATTGAAGAATAGTATAAATGATAATACTGTTGCACCCAGTCCAACAAATTCAAATAGTATAAGGACTGATAGCTTTGATGATAATAGTTTGCACTCTGTTAAATATGAAACCTATAGTGAACTCAGCAACGATCAGGATGAAGAAATTGTTATTAAAAACGAGGTTGTAAATATTAAAATGCATACATCTTATGTAGAGAGCCTATTTAATTCTCAAGATAATTTTCAAGATAATAATTTTAAAGAAGAGAAACATGTTAGCATTGTTGAGCCAAGCTTGAAAGATGTTGAAAACCGCGAAACAATGCAAAAGGAACTGGAGAATGTCCTTGAATTGAGAATAACCGAGACAATAGACACTAAAGTTGTAGAAAACGTTGAGAATCAAGTAGTAGAGGAGCAAACAAAAGAAGAAACCATTATTGCAGAGGATAAAAAGGAAGAAGACGATTCATCCATTATTACATCGGCAACAGCAAGTTCGCAATCTGTAGCAAATACAGATGAACCTCCAAAGAAGAAACGTACATACAAACCAAGGAAGAAGAAGGGCGATCCCGGTCTTTAAGTATATTTTGCGATTTATTATATCCACGGCAAAGCAACCAGCTCTCTTTTCTTTAAGTTATTTTAAACTATAATAAAAAAATTGAACTAAAGTTAATTTGCGTAATTATTATACATCACACAAGAACCATGGAGCGCCGTTTAAGCAAGAAGATTGATGAATATATGACTGGGTTTAAGAACAATATCAAGGACAAGGCCACTGGATGTGGTATCCTTAGCAGTGAACAGGGAAACCAACTTTTGCAGTATATTTATGACTATGAACGTCTTAATTTGGCGAAAGAGGATTTTATGAAGCGCAAGAGAGTCAAGAATGCTGTACCTTTCTTTGATCGTTGCTGTGCAAAGAGAGCAAGTAACGAGCAGTGCACTAGGCGTAGGAAGGAGGGTGAGGAATTTTGTGGGACGCATCTTAAGGGAACACCTCATGGTGTTATGGATTCGCAGGACACTCCTGCGCCAACTACTCAGAAGTTGGAAGTTTGGGCTCAAGATATCCAGGGAATTATTTATTATATTGACAAGGCCTTTAACGTTTACCAAGCCGAAGACATCCTAATGAACAAGACAAACCCGAAGATAATTGCAAAGTATGTGAAGACTGGTGAAGCTTATAGTATTCCAGGATTTGACGTATAAATCTAGGAAAAAAATCCTTGAGATTATTATGGACGAAATACCCAAAAAGATATTAAACGAGATTGGTATTCACTTTGATAAAGCGGATGAACTTGCTGATATTTTTTTGTCGCGAGAATTTTTTCTAGACGAATTGAAATACTTTTCCGTAAAAAGTTATATTCCTGGGCTAAAGGAATTATTTAGTTCTTCTTATTTGACAAGCTTACACAAAGACGCAGAAAAGACGCAGAAATGGCCATTGTTAAATCTTGTAAGGCAGATCCTTACAGTTTATGGTTTTACATTGGAGCCTATTAGGAAAAGCGATGGATACACAAAGGATGGAATTAAAAAATATAAACGTTTTTTTCAAATAAAACGTGTAAAACAGAAGATTGAAAATCATTATGAACCTGACTGCACTTGATAATTTTTTTAGATTACTAAAAAAATTGACATATATTTTGTTGCAATAATATTTTTTAATAATCATATGTGGAAAATGATGACTGAAGCAGGTGTTGTAAGTTTGGGTCAACATGACGTTGAGTCTGGAAATATTACATCAAAGTTGGTAGCTGTTCCGGATGAAGATCTTGACATGACAAAGATATACCAAACTAGAAGTGATATCACCGTACCAGTTTCAACGACTGGATCTTTGTGCGTAAAACTATTTATATCTTTACTTGTTTTGGCCTTTGGATCGCCGTTTGTTATTTGCGATTTGTATTATGCATACACTGATGCTACATGTGTGCATAATCCTACAAAAAAATTGAATCTTGACATGTATCAATACCTCTTGATAAGTGGATATTACGGGGTTGCTTTTCTAGGTTTAATTGTTCTTGCAATTTTCGTTTCTAAAATGCCAGGGGTTGGTTCCAATAAAAGCAATAATGATGACAATTGTATAATTTTGTTTGTGGAGATTCTCAAGATATTAATAATGTTATTTTCTACAGCATGGGTGATTGTTGGCGGCATTATATTCTGGAATGAAATTGACAATTCTACTTGTTCAAAGCCAGTGTATAATTACTTGACCGCGTCTCTTGTTCTAAAAATTGCCTCAATGTTCTTTACTTGGAAAGACATGAGTAATAAAAAGTAATGCAATAATATTTAGTAGTTTTTATCGCGCAAATATGATTTAAGGTCCATAACCAAGCCCCGCGCACGATATAGGTTTATTATTTATATCGTAACAACATTCATAGTCAAAGGCTTCGCTCAAACAAGACTTTGCTACGCCGCTATTTCTAGTCGGGTCGTGTTCTCTACAGCGGTTACACCTGGCGGGATAGCAAGGCGCGTAGTTACCAGAGTCATTACCAGTAGTATGCTGGTAAAACGGTGAATTCTTTGCTGCTATTGCGCAGGTTGTTATTGCATTTGCTGCTTCTGCTTTAAAACTTTTTACTTGTGCACTAAAAGCTTGTGCTTCTGGAGAGTTTGGTGCTGCTGCTTTTAGTCCTGCTTGTGCTATTGCTAGTGATGCTAGTGCTGCTTGCACTGTTGCTTGTACACACGCTGATTCTGCTTGCGTTTCTCCTGCTACTTGTACTGTTGCCTGTGCTGCTCTCTTTGCCGGATAGGGAGTTTTATTAACTCCTGGTATTTTTTGAACCATTATATACTAACTAAATATTAAAAATGGGATGTCTAAAGGGAGTCCCATTTTAAATGTTCAACGATGTAAACATTTTTATCAAATGGTTTAAACAAAAAAATATATATAGTAGAATAGTCTATATGTTGCTTTTCAAGTTTTTTCTTTCGTCCCTTGTTTTTTTGAGTCACAACTCTGCATCATTTAAGAATGTTGGTGTTAATACTAATTTGCGCAGATTTATTCATATGAGAAAGGATAGAACGCTCTTGTATGATATGCCATACAAACCTAGAGGGAAGAACCAGGAAGATTATGTTAGATTATTAAATGATAATAATGTTAAGGTGTTGTTTGTGACTGGACCAGCAGGAACTGGAAAGACTATGTTTGCCTGTAGCAAGGCCATAAGTGACTTAAAAAGTGGAGCTATAGATAAAATAGTTATCACTAGACCCGTTGTTCCAGTAGAGGAAGACATTGGTTTTCTTCCTGGAACGTTGGTTAAGAAGATGGACCCTTGGACGAGACCAATGTTTGACATTTTTTTAGAATCATTTCCTCAAAAAGACATTGATACTATGGTTAAAAATAATATTATTGAGATCTCTCCTCTTGCTTATATGAGAGGTCGCACGTTTAAGAACGCATTTATTATCGCGGATGAGATGCAGAATAGTTCACCAAATCAAATGTTAATGTTGACTACTAGAATTGGTGATAAAAGTAAGATGGTAATTACTGGCGATATGAAGCAAACGGATAAGGGAACAAATAGCGGTCTCAGTGATTTTATCAATAAATACAAGGCTTACGAGAGTTTCTATTTCAAGAAGAATGCAGAACTATTATTGTCAAATTCAACGCATTATTATCAGTTTGTTAAAGAGACGGGTATAAAAATTGTTGAGATGGAGAATAAGGATATTGAGAGAAGTCCTGTTGTGACAAAAATTTTGGACATATATGATATTGATAATTTGCGATATAATATGTCAATTAAATACTCAAACGTTAAGAATTTGATCAAGCCTGGTGTTACTGATAATATTACGAATACCACGCTTATTAAAGAAATTATTGCATCAAAACTTGCAAATCAAACTGTAGATAATATTGCAATTGTTGATAATAATTCTACTAATACCAATAATACTACTGAAATAAAAGGTATAAAACTATTAAGAAGTGATTCAAATAATGACGCTGCATTAATACCCTTGCACCATCAATCAAACAGATTCAACACCCGGAAATAATAATTTATCAACTGTTGTTCTAACGCAAAAAAAACGATGAACTATTATACCAAGTAGAAAGATCCCAATTGTAGTTATTAAGAGTGAATAATTAAAGACAAATGAGATAATAATGCATAGCAAAAAAACTACTAATGTGTCTCCTATTGCTATGCCTCCAATACGAAAAGAGTGAAATCCAGTTCCAGGTTTACCCAAAGCATCTTTATATTTGCAAAAGTCCATTATAGTGTATAATAATATTTAATTTAAAATTGAACTTAAATATTATCGCAGTATTTAGAATTATAATTATCAGCATGGACAGTCACGAACTATTTCCAGATGAGTCTATTTATGATGGAATTGGAACATTCCAGATGAAGGAACTATTCAATATTATCTGTCTTAAGTTTCGCAAAGAAATGAACGATGTTTGTTATCAAGCTTGTCTTGAAAATGGAGAATTGTACGATATAAAGTTTGGAAAAATTGTCGCGGATCGCGACGTTTGTGACAAAGTTTTTGATACTTTGAGAAAGGATCTGCAACACTATATTCTATTGTATTTGCGAGCAGAAAAATATCTCAAAGATTTCAGCGAGATTAGATTGTCTGGGTTAGATGCAATTGGACTTTACGAGTGGAAATCATTTCAAGAATACATTGACAATGAATTGGGTGTTAGATTTGAAAGAATTGGCCCATACGATTATACCAAGTTTGTCTCAAATATGAGAGAATCGGCTAGTTTTGCCAATGGAATGAGATTAAAATACAGTAGATGGTTGACTGAGTGCATGATAAAAAATTCTATTATTTCAACTATAAACCGATAATATTTTGTACAAGGAAAAAAGAGGGGTTTAGTTATCTTAAAAATTAAGTATAAAATTAGATGCTTTTTTATCTATATTCTGGATCTCCGTTATCGCATAGGAAAGGGTTATGACCATAAATGGTCTTATAGGACTCCATGAAACGGCTCTCATATGCGTGATATGTTTGCGCGACGATTACCGTTGGTATTCCCAAGATTTCGCTTTCAATCTCGGTGCGAGGAAGTTCATATCCGTGCATCTCAATTGTACAACCTTGTTTAAGGTAGAATTCAAAGGTGTTGTAGATGAAGCCGTTTGTCTTTGAACAGTCGCGAGACTTGCCTCGTTCACCAATGTGGTGTCCGCAAAGATAGCTGCCCCATCGTCCTTTGATTCCGTCGCGAGTCCCTCCAATCTTCACGATGCGACCATTAACTGTGAAGATGTACAACCACTCGGCCTTTTTCTTGTAGTCTGCCTCTGGAAGACTATTTACAAGTTTGATGACAGTGTTGCGCGTTTTTTGACCTAGCTTTTTTCCCTTCTCTGCAATGTCAGTGTCCAAAACAATGGAACCAACGAATTGAAAGCGTTCTCTATGGACATAATCCGCAAAGGATGCAGTCTGTTCGTGTGGGATTAATTTGACCCATTTTTTTGTGTGCCACGATTCATGGTGTTCCTTGATGCCGGGAATCCCACTAATATCCAACTGTTCAGGTGCAACAATTTCAAACTCCATGATTGGAAATCTTTTTAACAATGATACATTCCGGCGTTTGTGAGAAAAGCATTTCAATTTTTTTTGTAATGCATCTATAATTAGGCATTTTATGAAATCAACTGAATTTTTTGTCTATCTTTTAGTATCTAGCGATAACGCAACATACGTGGGAGCAACGGTGGATTTAGACCATCGTTTAAGACAGCATAATAAAGAAATAAAAGGGGGAGCGTGCGCAACTAGCGCAAAAGTTGCCAAGGGAGAGATTTGGGCTAGAGCTTGTCACGTTGCTGGATTTCCAGATTGGTCCGCTGCATTACAATTTGAGTGGCGTTGGAAGCAGTTAAGTCGCAAATTGTCTCAAAAGATGTTTCCATTGGAACGCAGAATGGTTGCATTAAGAAATCTTTTAGATCTTGAGAGACCAACCTCTAAGGCAATTGCTTATACTGAATGGCCTAGTCCACCTAAAATTATCTGCGAATTAGAAAGTGCTGCAGCGTTTGACAAAGATAATAAATATATCCATCAGTTTACACCGACGAAGATTTAAATCCGCACCCCACGGGTGTGTTTTAATTCATTTATCGGTAACGTTTCTCTTGAAGACTGAACCGCCTTTGGCGGTTTATAATCTTCAAGGGTGCAAATAATATTATAAACTGATACAACTGTTTGCGTTATTATCTTGCTTTATATTTTCAAAGCGAAATGCCATAAGAGTTGATATAAATTTTGGCTCCACCTTTTCTAAAGGTGGACAGTAGTAATATAGTAATAAGAAGTCATTACGTAGATGGTGGTTGTATATGTAAAGAATGTGCGAGTAATAGGTTGTTATTGGTGAAAAGTTTGTTAGAAGGTGGTAGAGTAAAAAGTGGTG